ATTAAAGAATTAATTAAAGAAACAATTAAAACACACGCTGTTCCTAAAACTGTCGACCAAGTAGGTATTCGTATGTTAAAATTTTGCAATGCATGGGATATGAAAAAGATTGCAGACAATATCCAATCATATGCTGAACCCTTTCAAGCCAAATATCAAGGAGAATAAAATGGCAATATGGACCGTTAACACATATTATAAAAAATCTTGTCAAGAAGTTGAACATTGGGTTCGACGTGAAGGCGAAGGTAAACTTACAACTACTAACGGTTTCCGTTATGGTGAATGGACTGTAGAAACTACAGACGACAACCCTCCAGAGTTTGAGTTCACTGAAGTTCCTGGCGGTGATGGCCGTAAAGACAGTATCAATATGTTAGACTGTGAAATCAACAATATTGAAAGTGTTGAACTTGTAGAAATGTTTGACGGCGGTTGCTGGTTTGACACTGAGTTTGAAGATGTTACCGAAGAAGAACGAGCAGAGTTAGAAGACTTTATTGAAGAAAACAGCGTCTACGAATTAGAAGATCGCGAAGACGGTTGGTATAACGATGAAACTGAATGGTGGATTTGGGGTCCTATTGAAATCAAAAACGAAGCTGGTGAAACTGTGCGTATTATTTGTGCAGATGAAGATGGCAATGTTGTCGATTTTAAGGAATAAATACATATATTACTCTGGCGCCTTCGGGGCTGAGTAATACTCAAGGAGAAATATATGATAGCAGAATTACATGCCAAGCCTATCGTGGATGGCAAGTTTTGGATAGTAGAGCAGAATGGCGAAAAGGTTGCCACACTGCACAAGAAAGAAAATAACAAATTCATCTTAAGTAGCACTACAGGTGAAGTTATGTTTAATAAAAAACAAGATCTTACTAAACAATTTGGTGATGGATTTTTCCTAACTAATTCAAAAGTTAAAGTTGTAAATCTTGAACCTAGAGAATGCCACGGATATCCTACTAGTTGCACACCATACAATGCCATGTATGATGTTAGACGTAAACTTCCACTTTTTACAAAAAGTAATGCAAGTAAAAGTTTATATTGTGCAGGCTACTACACAATTAAATTTGATAAAGGTTGGGTAAAGAGTTTTTGTCCTAAAGCAATTACAATTGAACGTTATCCTTACAAAGGTCCATTTAAAAACGAAATGGAAATGAAACAGGTGCTAGCAAATGCAAAGTCAGATTAATACATTACCAATAAGCCAATTTGCACAAACCCTCAAGGCTGCAGAATTAGCCCAACAAAAAGAAGTTAAAATGACTATACAACAGGCTAGATTACTAAATCTTGCCCTATTAGAAATTCAAGATAAATTGCTTCAAGACTATGAAACCATATTTAATACCATTAAAGCAGGTATATCAACTGATGTAATTACTGTTAGTATGGATGGCGGCGGTTTCGAGGACAAATGAGGATAAATATATGCGTATATTTGGATGCGCATATTATGAGTCGACCTAAACCACGAATACTTCTTGAACACACAAACAAGAAGAATTACAAATCTGAACAGATTTTAGAAGCTGAAGCAATTTGGGCTGTCTTCTATAAAAACGAACCTTTTAATTTAAAGAGTTTTAATAGCCTCACAAGTTATCCAGGACCGAAATATAAAAAGGTCAGTTTTAGCAATCCAGGACATGCCATCAATCTAGCTAAAAAATTAAATCTTACATTTGGATGTGAAGATTTTCAAGTAGTTAAATTAACTCAAGGAACCATTATTAAATGAACGTCATTTCAAGAGATGCGCTAACAAAAATATTTTTACAACAATGGGGTAAGAGTGTCGACGATGCAAATTTTGAAATTTTTAATAGACGTTGGTGGCAAAGCACCCGCCATGGCAAGACCAATTCATTTCGCCTAAGTGAAGAAGGTTACGATTTTTTAACTACAGAATTGGAAATTAAAATGTATGATGTTCCATTTACTGAGCCAATTGAGCTTAGTCCTCAGACAATTGTATTTTTGGAAAGATACATTGATTGTCCATATTTTCTTACAACCCAAAGTATTACCGTTTTTTCAGAACGTAAAAGTTTTGAGCTTTACATGTTTTCGGACGACATTCGAAAATTTGGACTAATTAAAGCAATGAACGAACGTGAAAAAGAATTAGCCAAAACAGAATAAACTTCCTAAAAAGTTGTTGACACTTTCAAGACATAGCTGTATAATAGATACATAGAGAGTTAATTCACAACACACTTTTTTAACTAAGATAGGAAGCAAAATGGCCGAAATTACCAGTCGCACAGTTGGACCCAAAACTGCAAAAAACAGTTTGCGTAAGGCGTTCAAAAACAAACGTCCAATTTTTATGTGGGGTCCTCCCGGAATTGGTAAATCCGATATTATCAAACAACTAGGTGCAGAGCTTGATGCTCATGTTATCGATGTGCGTTTGAGCTTGTGGGAGCCTACCGATATTAAAGGTATCCCATATTTTGACAGCAATGATGGCACAATGCGTTGGGCACCACCTAGCGAATTGCCTAGCAAAGAATTTGCTAAACAACATAAGAATATTGTATTGTTCTTAGATGAAATGAATAGTGCCGCACCTAGTGTTCAAGCCGCGGCTTATCAATTGGTATTGAATCGTTGTGTTGGCACATACGAATTGCCAGATAACGTAGTAATGGTTGCCGCTGGAAACCGTGAAACTGACAAGGGTGTTACTTATCGTATGCCTGCTCCGTTGGCTAACCGTTTTGTTCACTTGGAACTAGCAGTTGACTGGGATGACTGGTTTGACTGGGCTACTGAAAATAAAGTCCATAAGGATGTCGTAGGCTTTTTGACTTTTAGCAAAAAGAGCTTGTATGATTTTGATCCAAAATCTAGCTCACGTGCATTTGCTACTCCACGTAGCTGGTCATTTGTAAGTGAGTTATTGGAAGACAATGACACTGACGAAAGCACTTTGGCAGACTTAACAGCTGGTTCAGTCGGTGAAGGTCTTGCTGTTAGCTTTATGGCGCATCGTAAGATTGCTAGCAAGATGCCAAACCCAACTGATATCTTGTCAGGCAAAGTTAAGAAAATGGATTCTAAAGAAATTAGTGCCATGTATTCTTTAACTGTATCATTGTGCTACGAGCTCAAAGATGCTTGCGAAAAGAAAGCTAAAAATTGGAATGACCAAGTTAACTGTTTCTTTGAGTTTATGATGAATAACTTTGAAACAGAATTGGTTATCATGGGAACTAAATTGGCATTGTCTAGTTACAAGTTGCCTTTGGATCCAGATGAGATCAAGTGTTTTGATGATTTCCATGCTAAGTTTGGCAAATACATTTCAGCCGCAACTGAAAAGTAATTTGGTTTAACACTATTTGACACCACCTTAGGGTGGTGTTATACTATATACATAGTAAACATTCAGGAGCATAAATGTCACATACAGATCCAGTTATCGACAAAATTATCGTAGCCCGTGTGGGTCTACTACTTCGCCATCCTTTCTTTGGCAACATGGCTACACGCTTAAAAATTGAAGAAGGCTCAGAATGGATGACCACTGCCGCAACAGATGGCAGAACCATTTATTTTAACCGTGATTTCTTTAACAAAATGACTGTAAAACAAGTTGAGTTTGTTATTGCACACGAGATCCTACATAACGTATTTGATCACATGGGTCGTCGAGAAGGGCGTGATCCTCGTATCTTTAACATTGCCGCTGACTATTGTGTTAACGGACAATTGATTAGAGACCGCATTGGAGAGAAACCTGCTGAGCCAGAAATCTTCCATGACCAAAAATATTACAACTGGTCAGCTGAGCAAGTGTATGACGACATCTACGAAAAGATGGATGAGCAAGAATTGCAAGCTCTAGGCCAATTGTTAGATGATCACATTGACTGGGGCGAAAAAGGCAAAGATGGACAGCCAAAGTATAGCAAAGAAGAACTAAAACAAATCCGTGACGAGATTCGCGAAGCGACTATTGCGGCGGCTCAGGCGGCGGGTGCAGGAAATACTCCTGCAAGTGTTCAAAGAATGATTAAGGACTTAACAGAGCCTAAAATGAATTGGCGTGAAATTTTACGTCAACAAATTCAAAGCACTATTAAGAACGACTACTCTTTTATGCGTCCTAACCGTAAGGGCTGGCACATGAACGCTGTATTGCCTGGAACTCAATTCCAAGAAACTATCGACATCTGCGTAGCAATTGATATGTCTGGTAGTATCGGAGATGAACAAGCAAAAGATTTCTTAACAGAAATTAAAGGCATTATGCAAGAGTATAAAGACTTTAAAATTAAAGTTTGGTGTTTTGATACTCGTGTATACAATGAAGCTGACTATGATGGTTACACCATGGACGATTTCGATAACTACGAAGTTATGGGCGGTGGCGGAACTGAGTTTGATGCCAACTGGGAATACATGAAGGAAAATGATATTCAGCCTAAGAAGTTTATCATGTTCACAGACGGTTATCCCTGGGGTAGCTGGGGTGATGAAAACTACTGTGATACAGTATTCATTATCCATGGTAATAATACCATTGTTCCTCCATTCGGAGAATATGCGTATTACGAATTTGCTACGGAAACGGCATAATGGCTTTAAAAAACGGCAAACCCAATCCTTTAAATTATTTTAACTTACGTAGGGTTGAGTTTGCCGCTCCTCATTTTAAATACACAACATTAGACAAGTATAATCCGCATTTAATTAAATCCATTAATTCATGGATTAAACAAAATTTAAATAGTAGATACTACATAGGTCAAAGCATTTCATTAGATAATACAAACACTATAATATACACTACTCGCATAGGGTTTGAATCCGAAAAAGAACTCAGCTTCTTCACAATTGCCTGTCCACATTTATAAAACAGATAATTAATAAGCAGTTCGAAAAAGGAGAAATCATGACTGACACAGTAGAAAATACAACCGTTGATACTGAAGCTACAGCTGAAACTAATCAACCACAAGCAATGTTATCTTTACAAGATTTAATTGACATTCAAAATTTAATTAATGTTGTTACACAACGAGGTGCGTTTAAAGCAGAAGAAATGACTGCGGCTGGCACTTTGTATGATCGTTTAACAGCATTTATCAAAACTTTAGTTCCGCCAGAAACAAGCGAGCCAACTGACGAAGCCGCTCCCGAAGGCACATATCAATTCCAAGGAGAATAATAATGACTGACGAAGTTACTCAAACACAAGAAGCACCACAAGCAGAAGGTCCGGCTGATCTTAGCATTAACGATTTAAATGCTATGAAGGTTATTATTGATATTGCTAGCTCACGTGGCGCATTTAAACCAAACGAAATGGTTACCATTGGTCAAACTTATATCAAGTTAACAAACTTTTTAGACACAGTAGCAAAACAAGCAGAAGCACAAAAAGCCGCACAACCTGCCGCACCAACTGGAGCTTAATATGGCACAAAATTTAAAACACGTAGGACGGATGATAGGCACTAACAAAAAAGTGTTAGTTGCATATCGAACCCTACCCGGTGATGCATATAGCGCACTAGTAGTTCCAACAGAAAGCCTTGACGATCAATATCATAATGCTATAATTAATCTAGTAGAAAGTCCTGCCGCTCAAGAAGCATACGAGTTTGCTGAAGCTCTCGATCGAACACAATTTCCAGATGGAAGCAGAATGTTGCCAAGTTTGCATGTTAAGGGTCGTTTAGTTAAAGTTTCTACCGCCGATGTTGAAATGATTCCTGCACCCGGTGTTTCCGTGTTGTTATCAGAGCTTAATCAAATTATCGCTGAACAACGCGGAGTTCCAGTAGATGAACTATCAATCAAGCCTGGTTCACAAGACACTGCTGAAGTAAAAGAAGTTGCTCAAGTTCAAGAAGTTAAAGCATCGTCAAAAGATGATCCTACTAGGACAACTTCGGCTTCTATTAATGAGGACGAACAACCAGCAGTTACGGCCAAAGTTATTCTTAGTCCGGAAGATCAAGCTAAGAAATTTCGTAGTGATGCAGATCGATTAAGCAAAGAAGCTGCCGAACTTAGACGCCAAGCAGAAGCATTAGTTCCTACTAAGAAAAAAACTAAAGAACCAGCATAATGATTCAGGGAAGAGTTCTTCCCAAAGAAGTCATAGATTGTTGGCCAGAAGTATTTGGAGAGGTAGAACTAAATGTTTTACCTATCAAATATCTTCACGCGGTTTTAATTCAATTTAAAGATGGCAAGATTTGGGAAATAAAAATAACAGCAAAAACCAAACGAGATGGGTGGGTGTCTTTTGAAGGAACGCTGTCAGAACTTTTAAATTCTTATGAAGATAGTATTGAAAGCATAAATTTTAAATTAGATACTGATCGTGTTAAAAAAGATATTGAGAATAGCACTAATAAATTTTTAAAAAGAAAGAAATTGTAAATGAATGTTAAATTGCTTAGTTATAGCCAGCCAACTAAAGAATTTGCAAGCATGGGAATTGCAGATGCGCAAGAACTCATTGCCTACTGTGCAAGAGTGTCAAACCCAAGTAATCAACTCAATACCGAAACTTCAGAAAAGCTCATACGATATCTTATTAAGCACCAACATTGGAGTCCTCTCGAAATGGTGTCCGCCTGCATCGAGATTACTACTACAAGAGATATCGCAAGACAAATCCTTAGACACAGAAGTTTCAGCTTTCAAGAATTCTCCCAGCGTTATGCTGACCCAACAAAGGATCTCAACTTTGTATATAGAGATGCTCGCAAGCAGGATACCAAAAATAGACAAAACAGTATAGAGCTAGATATTCAAAATAACGACGAAGATAGGTTTATTGCATATCAGTGGGAACGTATGCAAGACCTTGTTATTAAACAAAGTCGTGATGCATATGAATGGGCTATTAGCAAAGGTATTGCTAAAGAACAAGCTCGTGCTGTGTTACCAGAAGGACTTATTGAAAGTAGAATTTATATGAACGGAACACTACGTTCTTGGATACATTTTATCGAACTGCGCTCGTCTAATGGAACCCAATTAGAACATCAAGAAGTAGCTAAAGCGTGTGCCCAAGTAATATCTACTATATTTCCGATGGCTGGAGAGTTTGTTACTTAAAAGTCTCGGGCGGGTATTGTTCAATATGCCCGTAATATTCCGATGCTAGCCAATTATAATCATTTATATTGGCTAGCATTTTTTTGTCTGTTTTATATGTCCTGCCAAACCATTCTCCTGCACTAGCACCGGCACGGGCATACTCAGCAAATGGTGCTGTATTTGAATTAAATCTCCATTCAGCTAATCTTTGTTCAGTTTCTGCATCATACTGATCAGTGATTACCCTACTGGCTAGTTTGGCACATTCCCTAAATGCACTACGCCAAGTGCTCATAGGGTCTACATTAAATGCTGTAATATTAGACACTTCGGGCATGACTTTAAATCTAGTTGATATACTTGTAGTCATATCCGGATTAGATAAATTCATATTTAAAGTTAAATTTGTAGGTAGCAGTTTAACTCCTCCATACCCGTATTCTAAATTATTAACTGGGTTGCGACTACGCCAAACATGCACAATATCTTCTTCACTAGTATCTAATTTTAAATTAAATTTAAAAGTTGGAAGAATTTTAGCATCAGCGTCAACTACATAAAACATTGAAGTAGACACTAGTTTTGCTGCCTCTACGTGAGCTAAGTGTATACCTTTTACCCCGTTGACTCTAACAACTACATTAGGAGGATTTAATCGAAATAATAAATCATACAGCCTTTCATTTGCTGTTTTCTCATCATAGGATATAAATGCTATATCATACATTAGCGTTTCCTAATAATACGGGGTGTGTTGTTATAAACTGTCTTAAAAAATTTACTACCGGCTGGATCTAAATTGGCAATTTCTAGACCGCATTTTTCCCTAAGTTCATTTCCGTAAAAATTTATCTGTTTTACCTTTTCTTCATCGGGTGCGTTTTCATAGTGTTTATTCCAATAATTTGTCAAGTAATCAAAATCTCTTACATTAGCATAATCCCAGTCTGTGCAATTAGTTAGGGCGGCACCTTCTCTGGCGCCAAGTATACTGTAAATTCCGTTTTCTACATCTGCACCAACTGAACACCAAACTAATAAACGATGATAATTTTGCCACCATACTGTCTTCAAATCTGTTACCTTAGCACCTTGATCTAAAGACATCTTTACACCTTCACGGAATCCAGCTCGCCATGCTTGGAATGGCGTTTCGTTAGTAAAACTCTCGCTATAGTTTTCGTTAAACTGATAATATAAATCATCAAAACAAAACTCTACTAGTCCTTTAGTATCAGTTGGATCACTATTTTCATGTGTTTTCATTTCATTAACAAACTTACGTGTCCATAATTTAAGTCCACCGTTTCCATACATAAGCCCGTTCACATGGACATTACCACACCAACTAAACACATGATTAGATGTTAGACCTAATTTGTCTAGATCAATTTCTACTTCTAAAAATTTAGGATCAATAATATTATCACCGTCTACTGTGACAAAATATTCTGTGTCACTAAGTTTGGCACAGGCTTTATGCGCGGCATCTGATCCTTTAACGCCATGCACACGTTTTGCCCAAGGAACTTTTGCTAGCAAATCTGCATAATTTTTTTCAGCATTAGGTTCGTCATAGCTAAGATAAATGATATCTTGTTCTATAATTTTAATTGTCATCGGGCCTCCACTTTAAGAATCCGTATTTAATGTCTGTTGTTTTTGTTGAAATAAAAATATTATCAATGTCGTTTTCAAAATCATGTTCAAAGGGAATCAATTGATTTAAGTTTTCGTTATTTACAGTTATTTTTTTCACTATTAAATTTAAATTTTTATAAGAAATATAGAAATCCACAGGAATAATTTCTTTACTTGAAAGGATTTTCCAGCCATGATTTTCCAGCCATTGAATTATTATGTTTCCAGTTTCTACAGATTTATCTATTATAGTTAATCCATTTGCAGGTGTTATATTATCAGATATCTTTGAATTAAGTGTTTTTGAATTTATATCTACATAGTAATGCAAAAACTTTTTTGCACCACTCATAAATTCTCCAGCTACACCCGCATCTACTTCAATAAACAATGAATCAGGTGATTGTTCATTACTTATTGATAATACTTCTCCGGTATCAGAATTGTAATGTAGATAATAATTAGACATTTTCAAGATCCTTAATTAACGATTCTGTTAAAAAAGTTTTATCTACATAATGAAAAATTTTCCCTTGTTGTATATTATTAATAAACAAAGTCTTATTTGTATAATAAGACACAGTAATATCTTGCCAACTCAAAGGAGGCATTGTCCAACCTTGCAACATGGATTTCATATGAACAAATTCTAAAGGATTAATTGGATCTACAATAGATTGCATATCTAAAATATCAATAGCAATTGCAGTAGCTAAATCCATACTAATCCATTTTTGATATTCTTTAGGAGCGAACTGTCCACAGCATAGTTCCCAATTATTTACAACATACTCTAACATTTTATAAAAAGTGTTAGCTTGATCTGATTTTTTAAAATAATGTAGGGCAAAATATGGATTAGATAATTTATTAGCAATAAATGCTTTTCTGTGATATGGATCAACTGATATTATTTCTTGTTTATAATTTCTAACTTTTGAACAAAATTTAATATTATAATCTTTACAAAATTCCCACCAATTACTTATATCTTCTAATACTAACATATCAGCATCTAACACAATAGTTTCATCATAAGGTGTTGCACTATATAACTGGTATCGATGCTCTGCTTGTAAAGGACTATTTTCTACATCTTTAAAATATGGAATAGGAATTATTTGATCAAAAGCAGATTTGTATTTGTTCAAAACAGAACTATTTGTAACTAATGATATATTTGTAACTTCTTCTTGACTATTGTGTATGCTTAATGCCAATGCGTAGGCTTGTTGAACATAGTCAACAGAATCTGTATTTTGTGCAAAAACTAAAAAACCTTTACTCATCTAAACACCGACTTAAACTTATTTTATTCATAACATGCACGTCAAGACCGGTAGTAGTTGCCGCAATATATTCGCCTAAATGATTTTGTTTTTCAACTAAAAATTTTAATTTGTTATCATCTATATTAATTAATAAATCTTTATCTGTGGTATAAATCATAGTGCCTGGAAGTTCTTGTGCAAAATAACCTTCTCTATTACCATTCATAATATGTATAGCAATACTAAAAGCATAATCATTTCTATACAATATAGATTCAATATTATACAAGGCTGTATAGTAATCCCAATTTTCTTTTATGTATTTTATTAAGGCAAAAAAAGATTCTGTTACATTATTTTTTTTAAAAATAAAAGTAGTAGCCCAATAAAACGGAATAGAAAATTCATTTATACGTTGAAATTCTTTGCCTTCTCTCCAACCTGATAAATCTAAACTTTTACTATATATTTGTAAATCTTCATCTTTATCTAGCGCAGATTTTAATATATTCGAATTAATAATATAATCACTGTCAATGACTAAAGTTTTGTCGTATGGAGTTAAATCGTATACTGTAGTTCTAGAAAGATTTTTCCACTCGGTAGTTTTAGAAGCTAAGGATCCGTCATGAAACCGTTTACGAAAATATTTGTTAGATGGCTCAGCATCTATAATTTTATCAAACCCGTGATTAGGATAAGTTTTCTCTAACCATCCTCTACTATCTGTAACAATACTAACAGGGATATTTAAATGGTTCTGAATACGGCTAGCGGCAAATACTGCTAATTTTACATAATCAACAGTATCATTATTTTGAGCAAAAATTACTGCCCCAGTTGTCATAGATCAACCATATCCGCAATTTTACGTTTTAATTTAATTGCTGTAATTTTATCAAAATATTCTTTAGATGCCTTGTCATAAACTGCAATAATATCAGCTAAAAACTTTTTAGGATTTTCAATTTTTACTGGAAAATTATTTGAATCTAATAAAATTAAATCAAATGGCCTATCTGCCATTGTAAATACAAATCCAATTAGTTCAGGTGTGATTTTAAAAGTAGCACCGTTAGTATAATATACAATTTTTTGATTAAATTCTTCGGTGGCTAATTTGCGTTGATTGCTAAGTGTTGCCATATAATTGGCAACTTCAAACGCTTTTTCAATTCTTTCGTCCATAGATAAACTCCGTAATGTATATAATACACTACTTTAATTATCTTGTCAAGAGTTTAGGCGATGCTCGAAGTGGTTGCAGGAGGCAAAGAAATTGCTACATTTGAACCTGTAGCATAATGAGATTGAACGTAGCTATACAAATAACCAGTTACGGCTTCATCAATCGTGCCAGGAGTTCCTATATGTCCTACATCATTATCTTGCCATTGAATAACAATTTGCAATTGAGATGATGAAAGTTTTGTAGCATAAATGTAGTAATCGTTTGGTGAATAATTGCCGGCTGGCGCAGTTTGTTGGAAAATCTGAGTGCTAGTTCCTGGAAGGTTGTTCCATCCGTAGCTTGAACCAGTTCCTGTTCCAGTAGATCTAGTTTGATTATAGTTGAATACAATTGTGCCCATTCCAGACAGCATTTGACTCCAAGTATAATTTTTTGTCCCAGCTGACCCAGATCCTGATCCGTCTGAGTTATCGCCACGAACTGAACTAATTCTAATGTCGCTTCCAGTATTAAAGAAATAACGGGCGGCATCTGCACTTGGCCAAGTTACAGTTATAGTTTGACTAATTGTTGCGTTCCATGCACTAGAACGAATTTGAACTGCAACTAAATTTGCTAAAGTTGCTTGCCCTGTTACTCCTGTAGATGGGTCCGGCGGTGCTACAAGACTATTTGCCTTTGCTGTTGCCATTAAAGAAATACAATCAGCATAAATTGTATTTGATATCAAAGTATAGTTTGTGCTATTTGCAACTGGAATTCCGGCAGAATGATCAATACCGTCTTGATGCTGAATACATTTAAGAATATCAGATCTTAAATTGTTCCACTGTAATGCACTAATAACAGGATATTGTGGAGGAGACCCAGTTGCAACAATTTGACTACTTGCTACAGATTGTCCGTATCCGTAAGTTCCGGATCCTGTGCCAAGAACTAATGCCGCATCAGCTTGAACTGTATTATAATCAGTTGCTTGAACTAGTTGGCCTACACCTTGTGACATTTTTTATCCTTTATAGTATTACACATTCGACTAATTTAATTCCTAAATTGTCATTATCTTCTAATGCCACAGCAAACACGTTAAATGCTCCAGCTGGAGCCGCAATGCCTGCACCGTGATTAGTAGGAACTAATTGTTGTCCTTTAGAAATAGCACCTGAAACTTTTACAGGAACTCGTCCTTTTAATGCAACATATACGCCACCTTCTAATTCGCTATTCATCATGTAAGCTGGATTAGTAGATACTGCACCTATTGCAAAATCGCCATCAGTTGAAGCAGTAACTTCGGCTGACCCGCCAACTACCATAACTGTTCCAGGTTCATATGTTGCATCAGGCAAATATTTTTCTGCTAAGTCAGCATATTTAGCCGTAGTTGCAACACCATTAAAATTCGTAGCGTTAACATTTCCTGAACTGTCTCGAACTACAATAGTGTTAGGGGTTCCATTACCTGGGCTGTCAACTGTTGGGTATCGAGCAGTAACTCCTACTAAAAGGCTCTTTGCTACATCAGCATTTCCACCTTTAAAATTTTGTGCCCAAATAGTGTTATATTGTAAAGTTTGTGATCCTATATTTGAAACAAGAGTTTGTCCTGGAAGGATATCTGTTCCATTTAATGTTAACGGACTAATTTGAGCTCCTGTTCCTGATGGAACTGTAGTTTCAAACACCATTGTGTCTGTTTGTGTTTGTATAACTGGGTTACCTAAACCGTTAATAGAAACATATAATTCTCTAACTGGCAGCCCAACAGTAAATCCTGCATTTCCAAAAGCTACTTGATTAGCGAAACTCGGAGTTCCAACATTTAAAACAAAATCTGCAGAAGTATATCCGCCTAATTTTTCTGAATTTGTAGCAGTTCCGTAAAATCTATATGTGCCTGTGCTGATACCATAACCAGCAGGCGGTGTTGGAATTGTTTTATCTGATGGAGTTGAATATCCAGTAGTTCCAGCTAATGTTACTCCTGGATGAATCCAATCAAATCCTGAAATTTGATAGTTTGTTCCAAGTAAAAATGGCTGTGCATTTGTGCTAATAATAAAAGTTGTTACACCATTTGTAATAGCTTCGATGATTGCATATGATATGCCGCTAGTGTCTAACACTGTTTTAGATACCATCTGCGTTTGATTAGCGCCAGCTACTTGCGGTCCGATCAATGTATACGTTGATCCATTAAAAGTATATAACTGTTCGTTAACAGTATCCCACCAAAAATCACCAGCTGTTTGATTAGAAGGTTGAACAGAACTAGTGCTTGCACCGCTTGCAATTTTCCATTGTCCTCCGTTAGAACCATCGTAAAATTTTAATTTTTTATTACCGCTATCATACCAAATTTGGCCGGAAATAGGACGTAGAGGTGCAGTTGTATTTGCAAAATTTTCTAACATGTATACGTAGTTTTCATTTTGAACTACTCCGTATCCTGCATAGTTTTTACCTACTAAACTAAGGCTAGTAGTATTATCAACAGTGCCATCAGCCACTGTTGTTAACACATTTCCGTTAGTTAAATTAATTGTATATGGCATCTCTTATTCCTTATTCCTATTATTTATCTTGTTTTATAGTGTCGATTGATAGGTCCAAACCCCGGACACTAGCTGAAATTGTCTAATTGAGCTGTCGCTACATTGCACACGACAAATTGTTCCATTTTGATAATAACTGGTTGGAAACATTTTAGCTAAAATAGTAGTTCCAATCTGCGTATTTGTAAGACCAGTTGTAATTAATCCAACTCCTAACGGAATGCTTTCTAAAGCTGTATTTAAATATGTTTGATTTACTGCATCGTTTCCACTTACAGGGCTTGCAAGATTTGAAATTCTTGCACTGCTAACGTTAACTGTGCCGGTTCCTTTTGGAGCTATTGTTACATCGTTATTAGGAATTCCGGAGTTAACAAAACTAATAGTGCTTCCGCTAATAAACAAATTACTTACTTGTAAATTTGTTAATATTCCAACACTAGTTAAAGACGATGTGGTTACACCAGTTCCTAAAGAATTATAGCTTAATACATCTTGTCCATTAATTTGATAAGTTTTTCCGGCAACTAAGTTAAATGTTTCAGAACTTGTCCATGCTCCCGTTGCATTTAACCAAGTAAGTGTCTTATCAGTAGCTCCGTGCAAGGTTAAACCGCCGCCGTCTGCCAATACATTAGTATTTGACCCTGATACAATTTTATTAAGTTCAATATTTTTATCAACCACTTGTAGATTTGTTGTTTCAAGATATGTTGTTGAACCAAGGACTGTTAAATTTCCGGCTACATTTACACTACCGTTTATATCAAGTGTTGCTTGAGGATTATTATTATAAATGCCGACTCGACCAAAATTTTCACTGTTTTGAGGTGCGGTATTTACAAACAATGCAGGCTGACTAGTTACTCCTTGAAGAACGCTTATTTGGAAATTTTGATTAGATTTATTAGAGTATAAATTAAACAAAGTGTCGCTAATAAGAACTTTATTTTGAGCAGAGCTTCCTAGTTGCAATGGAGTTCCTGTTGTTCCGCCTGTTATAATCAACTGGCCGTTAACTGAACCATTCCCTTGAGTTTTAATAAAATTATCGGCAGTATATAAATTTCCGTTACCGTCTGCTACTGTATCAGATGATGTAGATCTAATATAAACTTTCTGTGTAGCTAATGTGCTTGAGTTAAGTCCAGGAAATATAGTTCCAGAAAATCCTGTAATAGAACTTGCCGGAGTAAACTCAGTAGAACTAAAAATTCCTAATAATACTCCTCCGACATATAGTTCTGCAATTGTGTGATAATTTTGACTTGTGTCTAATACATCGACAATTTTAAAACCTGATATACCTTGCTGTGCTGAATAGATAGGCCCTGCTAGAACTGTATTAACTCCATCATTGAAATAAAGTTGTTCGCGAAAACTGTCAATCCACAAATCACCTTGTGCAATTGTGCTAGGTAAAGAGTTTGATACAATTGTTCCACCTGTGACAGTAAACTCAAGTCCATCATAAACTTTTAAACGATTCTCACTAGTATCAAACCATAGTTGCCCAGTAATAGGTTTAGTTGGTTGACTAGAATTTGCAAAATTTTCTAATAAGTAAACTAAATTCTCATTATAAAATTGACCGTATGCGCTAGTATTCTTACCTATCAAAGTAAGATTAGTTGCTGTTTGATCTATAGTTCCGTCAACTATTTGAGTTAGCGTCGAACCGTTCGTTAAATTTATTGTATAGCTCATTATTGGACACCAGTGTATATAATATAGTTCATTGTTAAATATGGATTCATAACATTTAATGGTTGCCCGATAGCTGATGATATTACACTTCCGCTGTTAGGTAAACCATATCCTGTAGTAGATAAAGGTGCACCTAATCCAGCTCGTGTTCCGCTGTCTGAATTGGCTCCCGGTATACCTCCAGCAAAATATTGTGTGCCTGATTGACTTTGCAAATTGTGCTGATGGTCTGGCAAATTGCTTATAGAAATAGTTACTTGGTTAAATCCTGAACCTAACCCAACCGACAACGCACTTGAATCCGTTACTCGACCAGCTGTTCCGCCACCAGCACTGATATTTACGGCTGTATTTGCATAACTTGGAACAGTTAAGTTATTGTTCATATTGTCAGGACCTAATGGGAAACGTCCTCGCAAATCAGGTAACGCAAATGTGTTACTTCCTACTAATCCTGTTCGTTTATATGTATATCCAATAATACCAAACAATATAGAATACTTTCCAATAGGCACTTCTGAACCGTCACATAACAAATATCCTGCTGGAGCAGATGTTCCAGCATACGGAAATATAGCACCAACAGGCACTGTAGGAATATTTGAAATAAAACTTTGTTTAGTAGTGCTGTATAATCCTGCACCTGATCCAGATCTGTATATCAACATTATATCTGAATTTAAAGACGTCGTTGTTAACGTCTTGTTAGTGATAAAATTAGGACTTATTGAAGTTGTAAATGTTGCGGCACCTCCTGGCAATGAGCCAGGTTGTCCGTTATAGCTAACACTATTACTTGATACATCACCAGTTATACTAAATGTAGTCGGACTTACTAATCCCGATGCTAGACCTGATACGTTTCCAGTTACAGATCCTACAAATGTTCCTGTAAAATTTCCATTAAATGTATTTGCATAAATTGCACCAAAACGTCTAGTCGATGTTCCAATATCATACAATCCGCTGGCAAGATCTGATCCAGGTTGTAATATAGAGATAGGAGTCGGTGATCCAGTATTATCTAAATTGTTTAAAAATATCTGTCCATATGTAGTAATATCATCGCCAAAATTTGATTTTTTAGCTACAGAAATACCACCAGATGATATAATGCCGCCAACACCTAATGCTGTAGAATCTGTAGTATTAGTAAGTGTAACAATGCCAGAAATTTTTGCAGTTCCTGATACATCTAATGTTGCTTGAGGTGCAGTATTATTAGCTCCGATGCCGATAGATGAAGATGAATCAATGTGTAATGCTGTTGAAGAAATTCCAACGTTATTTGTTACACGAAGGTCAATACTATTTCCACTATTTTTAGAATATAAAATAGTTGAATTTGCCACTGTTCCAATATTGAAACTTAAATCACTTCCTACACTTATACCGCCATTACTTCTAACACTTAATGGCGCATTTGCAACTGTCGGAATATCACTTCTTAAAAAATTAGCGGCTAAAACAGGAGACCCTGAAATATTCAACGAGTCAGCGGCGCTTGCTGTTCCCCATATCTTTGTTGGGCTAGTTGCACTAGTTGCATCTACCGTGCTTAAATTAATACCTTGACCTATTGTAGGGAATCCTGTCAATGTTGCTTTTGGTGTAAATGCTTCTTTACTAACAATAGCCATTAAGTTATTGTTAGCAAAAATACCAAATACTGTATGAGCAACATTTAAGGTATCAACAATATCTATAATATCAGGACCAGTTTTATTTCCAGCAGTATATTGAGGACCAATTAATATCCATGCACTACCTGAATATACCCACAGTTGTTGTGTGCTAGTGTTTACCCATAAATCTCCCGATATGGCAGATGTAGGAGTAGTTGTAGATTTTTTAATACCCCCAGCTGATTGCCAGCCAGTTGTAGTTCCGTCAATGTTAACATTAAGTTGACTTATACCTGCATTGTTATTAAACCATAATTGCCCTTGAACAGGGTTAGCAGGTGGAGTAGGACTAGCAAAATTTTCTAGTAAGTGTAAAAAATCTCCAGCAATTATTGATCCATATCCAGAATAGTTTTTTCCAACAAATGTAACACTAGTTTGATTATTAAGAGTTTTATCTTGAACTGTGATAGGCTGCTTTGACGGATTATTTGTTTCAGTAAACTGTATTGTATAGCTCATATTATACTCCAGCTAGGCCAGTTAAACTTTGTATACGCACAGTATAGTCAATTTGTATTAAACGGTTTAGTGATTTTTGCACAGGATGAAATACTACGTGAGTTAGTAATAACGGATTACCTGAAGAGCTGTAACTTACTAAACCTAATTCATCGAATACATATAAATTTTGATTATTGTTTGTATTATCAAATGCTGTTTGCCCGCTAGGCTCACCGTAATCAAGCAAACAACTTACAAAAACATCAGTATAAGTTGTGCCAGTAACGTGTCGAGTTTCGATATAATTCCTAGAAGGATCTGTATTATTGCTAGAATTTCCGTCAACTACTTTTGCATAAGTTTGATTATATAAGCTAGCGTTAGATCCGTTAGTATTTGGAGTAAGATATGTAATAATTCCAGTAGGATCTATCGCTGTTCCGCCATTACCAAATGCCATTTGGTATATAAATCCCTGGCCGCTGTCAGCAATACTCTCAGCTAGAGCAATACTGATATTCTCGTAATGAATAGCGTTACGTTTATTAATGTAAACTTCTTGTGAAATCGGATCATAAATTTTTATATGACCCTGAATGTGAATACCAGTTGCGTCTTTACTCTGCATATTACTCTCTCTTTATCTTATATTTATCAGTATAGTTAAATGCTATTTTAATTACCAAGTAGTCCCAGTAATTGCCACTCTTTGCCATATATTAGTAGAATTGTTTACATAGTTTTGAAAACAAATATAAAAATAACTGCCATCGTATGCAATGCTTCCTTGGATATCACCTGCTTGCCCGTAACTATGCGTAGGGGCAGTTGTCCAAGTTGCAACTACAGGTTTTCCAGAAATGTTTGCCCAAGTTAAACTACTAGAAGTTATAAAATTACTACCATTAATAAGTTGATTAGTATTATTAGGAATTGTTGGTTTATTTGTTAAATCAGCATAACTTCCGCTAAAAAGAACTGGCTTGTTAGTTATATCAGCCCACTGCCCGCTGAACAATGTTGGTTTGTTTATTAAATCATTATAACTACCACTAGTTGCTACTGCTGTTAAATTTGGTTTGTTTATTAAATCAGTATATTGTCCTGTAAGAGCAACCGTAGCTAATGTTGGTTTATTAGTTAAGTCATTGTAGCTTCCGCTAAAGATAGCAGGTTTATTTAAAATTTGAGTAACACCTGTCGTAGCACTCCAATCTGCCGGTTGCTGAACTGTGGTTCTTAATAACGAATACACCTCAGTAAAATTTTGATTAATTTTTTCTGCGGCAACCCTTAAAGAATCACCGGTTCCGTCATTAGCAGTTGTTCCTGTATTAACTAATTGCTGAGCCATTTTTTATCCTTGATCAATTGTTATGTTAGTAGTATCAAATGAAGTTATTGTGCTGTCAAATGTTGACTTAATGTCTAACTTAGTTGCATATTTAGCGTCATTTTCATACCATATTCCTGGCGTGGATTTTAAGAATGTTGTTACATTGCTAGTGCCATGCACAACATTAATATTAGTTCCATAATCTCCATCCCATGCTTGTCCAGTTCGCTGAACAATAGTAATTCTTGTTCCATATGGTAATGCTGTTGTTAATCTTATTGATGCAGAAGAACCGTCTACAGAAAAATCTGCGTCAAAAGCAACATCACCGGCAGGACTAGTTGGAGCATTGTTTACATTAAAGACTTTATAAGGTTGTTTCTTTAAACGAATATTTCCTACAAAGAATTTCCAAACTGTTGACGAGTCAACCCCTGTAGCTATTGTCGTAGTTGTTCCGTCGCTATTAATAGTAACTGTAGTAACTGCATCAAAGAAAGTTGCTCCACTAGTGTGTGTTGTTAAACAAGTGTATGTATAAGATCCTTGAGTAATAATAGTTCCAGCTGAATATGTAGTTGCGCTAGTCCACACTGTAGTATCGTCATAACCTCCGATGAATACTTCTATATTGTTTGCTTGTCCATATCCTACAGGTATAGTTGTAGGATATAGTGCCCAATATACAACACTTGCCGGTGTATATAATACAGTTAGTGTTCTACCTGAAGGCACTGGAACTGGTTTTACACAATAATAATAAGCATTATTGTAAATTACAACGTCATTGTAATCGTAGCCGGTTGCTCCGTTATAATTTCCAACATAGTTATAACCAAAGTTGCTAAACCAAGATACTATTCCAGTTGAATCATAATCAGGTCGTGTAATATCAGGTTGTCCTTTAGTTGGGACAAAATTTAAATTAACAATATTTGATCCTGTAGATATTAGTTGTTGCACAACTGGAGCTTCGTTATAAGGAATAGTTTCAGTTATTCCAATTTCTTGAACAAATGTTCCAATAGGATAAGAATTGGCAGCGCCAGTTCCTAATGTTCCTCGACGCAACTGACTTAAAACATTACCGGATATTCTAAAATATTCAATACGTTCCCCACGAATTTCTATTATTCCAGGTTTATTACCAGCCGGGTTGGGCACTGCAAAATTACTTGCATCATCTACTGTTATAGAAGTATCATTCCAATGTAATGCTGTTGCTAATCTTGTTTGTTTATTTTTGCTTAGGCGTTTAAAGTGAACGCGATTTAACATGTCTTTAAATTGCATGTAGGCAGTGCCATATGTTAATATGTTACTGCTGTAAGTCATTAAACTAATTTTATCACCTATATTAAGAGGTAATATTAATTTTACTGCATGATTATTGTTTGTTAATACATAATCAACTTCGGGTGTTAGCAATATTTTATTTTTTGTAACCCAAACATATTGGCTGTTAACCACTGGTCTATCTAATTGGATCAATCCTCCTGTTAGATCGGTCCAATTAAAATAAGCCAATGTGTTAGGCGTAAATGTATTCGAAGCTGAAACTGTAAATTCAGTTTGTTGAATATCTAAAATATTATGATTATAAAAACTTGTAACTTCAACTAGTGTATTTGATGGATATACAGTTGTTAATGTCAGTTGGCCGTCATTGTAAAAATAATCTGAATTAGTAATAATACTTACTAATAGTGTTTTTCCAACATACAGTTGATAAACTTCTAAAGTAATAGTAACAGTAATTCCAGATAAATCAATAACATAATTAGTGCCAGGAGTTAATAAATTACCATCGGCATAGACTAGCACATCTGAAACTGATACGCTATATGGTAAATTATGATTATAATCGATATTATAATTTAAATTTTCTGAATCAATCGTATAATAACTGTTAGATGGGCCTTGCAGTATTAGTTGGTCTACTCTTACAAGCATATTTGCTTCGCTAGGAATCAATTGGCCGATTGAATTATTAAGATTATATACAGTAGTAGTTCCTACAGTCCTAAATCTTTCTGTTTTCATTACTGAGAATGTTTGTTGATTTCCAGATACAATAACAAAATTAATTAAATCTCCGATAGATGGCGGAGTATTAAATCTAATACCTACCCTATTTGGACTATTGTATGTATAATCAGTTTGGAAAATTTCAGCTGAAGAAACTAAACCGTTAACATATATTAGATAAGTTACTGTTGGCAACCATTCTGCATTGGTAATAAATTCTAAAGTTGCACCGTTTCCAACAAAATAGTCAATATCTAATATGTTAGATCCGTTAAATCCAAAACTTAATATTGTTACTAAACTGTTTATTGTCGGAGGCGTTGTAAAACTAATTAATTGTTTCTTATAATTAACTGTATAATCGACACCAATTGTTTTAATTTGTCCGTTTATTTTGACAACTACTGCTGTTGCGCTATTTGGCATTTGCGTTAACGCATAATCAGTATTAATCCCGTCAGCATGGTAACTATCGGCAATAATATTTGCAGAACCTGCATTAGGTTTATCGTATACTTTAATAGATAATGTGTCAAATAGCTGTCCAGGAACTACTTCTTCTGTAGCAGGACTAGATGTAGGGGTAACAAATCCGTCACCGTCAATAATAATATCTTCAGCTAACAACCCAGTTGCACTAGTATATGCTAGATCTCCACCTTGAATTAACGTATCGTAATCGTCTGCTAAAGGTGCAACTGATCCATCACTTGTTATTTTTCTAATAATAATCTGATCGCCTGGATTTATAGTAATGCCCGAAGGAACAGTTATTACATCGTTATTACCTGTAAATGTATACGTTGACATTACTGCATTTGGATTTGTTGGTGATAATGTGCCGTCAAAATCTTCTGCGTCAATTTTAATTTGCTGATAAGGTGATGATATAGTAATTACACTACCAGATGCAATTGGTTGCGTTAATACTACTATACTAGCAGGTAAATTAACTGTATAGTCAATGTTCTTTTTTAGAGTTCTTGTAAATGTTATAATAGAATTTGATGGTATATTATTATATAACATCTGTGTTAATGTTACTGTATGTGCTACTGTGTTAACAGCCTTTACATAAGTAATGTCTGTTATAGTATTTGGTTGAACTATAGATACTTTATCGCCAACACTAATACCAGTAGCATCTACTAATTGTAATACAATTGAACTTTGCGCATTTGTGCCAGTTGCTGTTGCATCTTTTGAAACTGTTACTGTAAGAGTGTTATCATATACACTGAATGAATAAGAAGTTTCAACTCCGTCAGATGTGTATGTATGAACATCTGTATAATAATAGTAAATGTTTAGCAAATCACCAGGCATCCAAGTTGAAGGGAATGGAATATTTTCAACAGGAAATGCCAATGGACTAGTTGTAGGTGTTGTATAAGTTATAATGTAATCGTCAAAATCAGGGTCGGCACTATCCCACGGATCACTGTAGAATGGAACATTATCCCATCCTTGGGAAATATCAAATCCTAGACCGTCTACTATTACACCACCGTAGTCAACTCCTGTCATTAACTGTGCAAGATCTTTGCCAAGCTCACCACTGGCAGGATTATAATAATATTGTATTCTGTCAGAGGCATTTAATGTAGACCAATCTTTTAAATAGGTTACAGTTATTGTAGAATTTATTAAGTATGTTCCCGGAGCAGTATTAAATATTAGCGAGCCGGCATACGTTGTATATCCTAAGCTGGTCGAACTTGTAACTACTAATTTATAACTGTTTCGTAGTGCTTCAACTCCGTCGATAAGAACTGTTGATTTGCCTATTCTAATGTCTGGCGCCCATTTTAATGCAAATTGCAGTAAACTACCATTTCCAGTAAATGTCTCTGTCACAGATAATTGTGTAACAAAATAAGTAGGAGAAATTCTATCAAATTTCATTCCTACTAGTGTTGATCGAACTGGACTCTCTCCAATTATAGCAACCGCTTTAGCTGTAGTTCCGCCAACTCCAACTCCCCCGTCTAGTAAAATTGTAGGAGCTTTAAGATATCCAGTGCCTTTAGTTAATAAAACTATTCTAGTAACTTTACCGTTTGATAAAAATGCTCTTGCAGTAGCGCCTATTCCGGATTTACTTATAAATCTTACAACTGGTTCGCTTTCATATAAAGATCCGTTATCGGTAATAACTACGTCAACTACACTGAATGATAAATTATCTTTCCAGAATTTCCAAGGATACACTGCTAAAGATTGGTCTTTATTAATGATTTGTTCATTTTCTACTGTAGCATTTACAACTGTAATAGAGTTATTTTCATAAGCTGGTTGCAAATCAAAATCTGATATAGCAGAATTAGTATTGTCTACATTGGAATAATTGCTTACATATTCTCGAATTTTTGTTCTATAAGGTTTAACTTCATCTACATATGATTCAAAATCTGCTAAGTTGTCGTTTTTATATGTTGCAGGTTGTCCTAAAGAACCTACATTATGTTGTGCCTTAATAAAACTTGTTTTAAATATCCAGTCAACATAAGTTTGCTCGCTAAGAATATAACGAATGCTTGTAAAAAACATTCCTAAATAATTAGATGCAAGATTACCTATAAAAATATTATTTTTTAATGATTCTAAAATAATTCGTAATTCAACAGAAGCAAAATTATCAAAAACTGATGCATCATATAGATTTCCGTCATAGCCATATGTTGTGCCAACAGTATTATATAATGTAGAGTTAAGTTGTATAGTTCCGTTTTGTTGGCCAACTACTTTATAACTCTTTGTCCAGTCTACTGAAACGATATCTGCATATTTTTCTAATAACAACCAACCGGTATTACTAGTTAATATTTTTACAATTTCTCCTACACTAGGGCTGATAGAGTATAAATCTGCAAAAGTATTAATTGCATAATCTGCGGCTGTAAATTGACTGTAACCGGAAGCAAACCAATCAGCATATGACCAATATTTTCTAGTATCAAACGCTTGTGTTTGAATTCTTGACCATATTTTATTTGAATATGAACACAGACTCCATGTGTTGAAAGATTCAGAATCAGAATGAACTAATGCAACGAATCCACGTATAGTCATAGTAGTTGACGAATCGTAACCTTCGCCACCTGAAATAACTGTTACACCTGTAACTTGTCCATAGGCATTTAAAATTGTTTTAACTATTGCACCTGTTCCGTTACCTTGAATAATAACATAAGGTGCATTAATATAGCCTTTTCCACTAGATACTATATTTGCTCCTGTAATTTGTCCGTTAACAATTATAGGAGTAATTGAAGCCTGGCTAAAATTTCCAATATTTGCAAAAGATAATTCTGCATCAGTATCAAAAACTTGATCATATAATCCTAACAGCAAATTAGGTTCTTCATCGTAAGAATTTAATTTTGTAAGGTCTGCATTACCAACAATTTGTATATTAATTAATTCTAAATTAGTTTTTTCAATAATTTCTTTAAGTGCTTCAAATCTATTAACAAACATACCTTGGCGAGGTCTGTTTTCAATTCCATATTTTAACTTAGGAGGTAAACTTGGATCAGGAACTAATCGGCCAGCATTATCTTTCCCGCATAAACTATCAATCCATTTTTGTTCAATCGCCGATGGTATAATAGTAGAAGGATCTTCGCTAATCATTTTCCACTGGGTATGTGAAGGAATATTTTGATTGTCAATAGTCCAATATCTAACAGACAACACTACATTAGTATCTTGTAATTTGTTTGCTACATTAACAAGACTAAATGAGTTAGGTGAAGTTAATGCCAAATAACTATAATTAAATCCTCTAGGATTAGCTATTAGATTTGCTACATCACTTGCTGCCATATGTCTATTAGTGACATTAGGAACTAGTGTTTTATTTTTAACCCAGAAATAATAAATTGTTGTAAATTTTTTACTTAAAGAATCATAAAGTTTAACTGAACTGTATACTGCATCTCCATACAGCGACTTTCCACTAATTCCAAGAGTAAGTCCGGCTATAGTATCTGCTTGACTGTCCCACTGTGATGGAGTTAATCGTGTAGATACCCATTCGTAAATATCAATGCTTGCTCCGGGAAATAAAGTATTCCAATTGCTATTATTATAACTGTTGTCGTCTGTTACACTTTCGATAAATTTTGCAGTTCGTAAATCCCACCATAGGCGGCCAACTTGAGAAGTAGTCCACGCCATTCCGTTATCCACATTAACTGTTGCAGTTCCGTTTGAATACGAATAGGTTGCAGGGTCATAAAAAGTTTTGTATTTTAATTCTTCTTCTGCAGGTCCTGGAATTTTTCCTTGGCTAGGATCAATTACATCTATGTAATCTATAAGCTGGTTAGTAGACTTGTTATATAAAAACGCTGATTTAATTTTACTAATATCAATCCTGTCAGACTCTGAATGTAAAATTTTCCAACTATAAGAATTATTAGTTTTTCTATATTCTGCTACAACCCCAGTATTAATACCATTGTTTAACGCATTAGAAACGCCAACAAATATTTCATTTGCACCAACTGCTATACTTGCGCCATATCTGTCTGATGTTATGTTAAAATTATCTAAACTTTCACCGAAGATCCAATTACTATTGTAATTGTCATAAACATCAACTCTTCCATTATTTTTATTTGGAGTAATAAATCTTGTTAGGCCGCCGTCGAACGAAGTGCTGTCATTCAAAGGTTGTTGTAAATCAGTATCGGCATTTTGACTGAACACAGCCAGTGTCTTATCTCCCATAAATGCTACTTTTGTTCCAAATAGTTCAACAGATTCAGGTTTTAAATTAGCAAGAGTTTGATAAGGTTGCCATAATGTATCTACAAAACTGTAAATTATTACTTGTCCTAACGCGGTATTCTTTACATCATTATGATACATAGAAGATACTGCAACATACTTGCCAGATGCCGATACACTTATACTATCACCAAATAACAATTCAGTGCTAGTGATAGGAGATTGAACTAATGTGTATGTTCCAATAAAATTACCTATAATGTCTTGTTGATTAGCAAAGAAATAAACTTGTTTAGCTTGAGGTGCTGATACTGCAAGCACTGACGAATCACTACTAATTGACAATGCATATCCAAAATTACCAGATGCTGTTAAATTATTATACAACCCTAAAGTTGATGAATTATGATATTTCCAACCGTTAATTTGACAAACTAGTTTTCCAAAAGGATTGCCGTCGGGTGGCATATCAAGCAATACTGTTTGAGAATCAACAATACTGATAATTTTTTGCCCTTGAGTAAAACCAAGACCAGACACTGTCATTCCGACTTGTAATGGTTGTGTTGTGCCGTCGTAAGTAATAACTGTTGGGATCGTATTTCCGCTTACAACGATTGAAGAAGCAGTTACATTTGCTGACAATGTTATTGTTCCGGCACCTTGATTAAAACTAACAATACTAGTGTTATCAGGAATACCTGTTCCAATAACTGAACTGCCTACATCAAGATTAGTAAAATTACTAACTTGTTGGATTACTGAGCTTCCAAGTGTAAGTATTGCTTTAAAAGTTCCGCCAAGCACCAATGTAGTTCCGGAGCTACCAGTTGGATTATACAATGCCGTGGCACTATCTTTAATAGCATAATCAATTTGATACACTTGCCCTGTGCCACTAGAATCGCCTACTGCTGATACAAATAGCTTATCATTTGACAATGCTAGTGAAAACCCAAACTGTTGGTATGCAATCGGAGCAGGGCTAGTCAATGAAGTGTTTAAAACGTATGTGTTTGTTACTATATCTCGTTCGTAGATAAACACCACACCTTGAGCTGTGCCGTCTAATAAACCTGAATTGTTTGTTCCTGAAGAATCAACTGAAATAGTAGATGCTAGTTTCCAATATTTTGTAAACGTTGCCGGAGTTTTATTTGTTGGCACTGTTTTAAGAGCTTCATACAATACATTGTTATATGTTACTATTTGCTTGTATGAGTATATTGAGGAAGTATTGTATACTCCTTTATAGTTAGTCACAATGTGACCTACCATGGGACTACCAATTGCCATCCAGTTACTGTCAGGAGATATTGCAACTGAAGAATTAAAATTAGAAATTGTATTAGAATCACTTATAGATACAAATTCTGGTTCGATTTTTTGTATAAAAATCCAAGAAGCACCTGCAACTGGTTTGTTATAAACTGATATTGTTCCGCTAGAATCTGACACTGCTAGAATTGTGCCGGCCGCATCAGACGCAACTGCTCGGCCATACTGTAAATTAGGAACAGAAAATATCGGAGCTAATGTTGTTTTAGAATATACAGTATTATATTGCCAAGTCGCCCAATATCCGTTACCACTGTCAGTAGTCCACGCAAGTTCATTAGCTACGCGGTCTGGGGCAATAGTTAAATCTAATTGGTCAATAGTTGGTGCTAGTTGTGGAGTTAATTTAAATACAGGAATAAATGATCCAATTCCAGGAGCTGTAATTGATTTAATAGATGGTGCAGATAATGTGAACGTATTCAACAATACTGCTGAAACTCGATAAAATCCTTTAAAATCTACATTTTCAATAGCAATATAGTCTCCGACTACAAACTCTGTAACATCAATTGCTGTTGTAAACACTAGTTCTTTATTTTTAGAATCAAATGCCACACTAGTTATATCAATTGAAGTTGGAGAGTATCTATAAATCTCCCAGCTGGTGCCAACAAACCCTACCCAAATATAAGATCCTAATTTAAAATTAGAAATATCTAACGACAAAATATCAGTTTTATAAGTTACAATAGCAGTTACTTCATGCTCTCTTGCAAACCCTGCAGTTCTTAAATAAGGTGTATAGTTTTTAACTGTTGGCCAGGGATTGCCATTATAACCTAACGGTTTTAAATATAAGTCTGTTGGAGCTTGACGAATATTAAAATCAGACACGCCAGATGTTGTATCAGAGTTTGTTTCTAATAGTTGAATACTTTGAGGATTTGTTTTAAATTTACTTTCGTCTAAAATAAATTCTATTTCTTGAAACGCATTAGAAGAACCATATTTTCCAACACGCAAAGCCCACTCTTCATAAAATTTTAAACTTTCTTCATTGTCTGCACTTAATACATCGAATAATTTATTAAGAACATTTTGTGTTCCTTTTTCACGAATCATTCCTTGATAAAATTTAAATTCGCTTACAGGATCTTGAATAATATTATCTAAATATTGACGTTTCTGATATCCTATTAAATGATGTGCCATTGTTTGTTGAGCACTATCAAAACTATCAACATCAACACTATAAAAATCTTGGAACTGTGTGGCTAAATTTGTCCAGTTAGGAATAATTTTTGCAAATGGCTTTGACGATAATCTATTCCATTGTGCTGGATCAAATAACTCAGAACCTGATACAAATTCATTTGCGGCATAATAAAATTGTTGGTAAACTACAATATCACCTAAATGATAATCAGTCCAAGCCGACCATTGATTTATTTTAGCTTCATCAAAAATAAATCCAGGAGAATCAAACGACCCATACCACCCAATAGTAGTATAGCCCGACACTTTAATGCGTTCTTGTCTATATCCGCTAGTAGGATTATATATTACATCATTAAAAATTGTAGAATTGTTTAATAATACAACTTGTTCTTTTTGTAACAGATAGAATGTGGCGCCAAATATTCCGTCTGTAGTAGTTGGGGAATACGTTACTCGATTATCTTTTCTATAAGAACTAATAAATTGAGGTTCAAACGCAGTGCCGTCAACTTTAAAAATTTGATATCCGTTAAATGGATTTGTAATGTCGTCCACTATTGCATATGGGCTGTTAAAAGTAACTGCATTAGCGGCAGGGCTTAATGAAATTACACTACTACCTACTGTGCTTAATCCTGACAACTTTACAAAATAATTGTATTGGAAAGCATTATTAGATGAAACTTTCTGAGATGCTTGATAGTAATCACCATCATACTGAACTATATTTCCAGCTAGGTAATCTTTATTTGGCAACCAATCTTCCCATTTTTGTTGCCCGGCTGCCCAATTTTGTGTAGTCCAGAATAAAAATTCTTTAGCACTTGTTTCCCAATTTGAAACTGTTTGTAAATTTAAATTGAAATCATCAAATACAAATCCTTGGTCTTTTAAATATTCACCATAACCTACAATAAAATCATATGTTTCTTGGATACTATTAAATTTTGTTCCGTAAGGCGCAATAATAGGTTGTGATCTATCCCATAGTATTCTTGTTAAAGCAGATTGTCCGCCGATAACTGGAAGTGTCGGCAGCAATTGAAAATAACTTCCATTAAATGTGTCAATCGACACATGAGAAGTTTTTACTCGATAATAACCGTTACCATTTTTAACAACGAACCCAGCAACATATTGATTATTTGGTCCCCAAATAGAATAGCTTTCTGAGATACCACCTATTGTAATCTTAGGTCCAGATTTAATATAGTTGTAATAATAAAAATACGGAGATGTCTGATTGTATCCTTTAACTTCAAAACCGTCAGAGAATCTAGTAATAATTAACGCACTATAAACTATTTTAGAAATAGGACTAGATGTGTTTAAGAAAATACTATAGTCTTCTTGAGGAACAAAAATACTTCCAGTGCTTAATGGAGATTTAGAATCTAACAATAAATTAAATTGATCTTTGCTCGTAAAAGCTCCTATACGATAACTTAATTGTGTTGTAATAGTTTTTAAATCAGTTGCATATTGAGAATATGATTTTAAAATATCGCTTGAAATATAATCAACAATATAATTTATAATACCTGCAGTTTGTATACGAGTAGAACTAGAATAAATGCTAGGTAACAACAATGTGTCAGGTGTTATAGGCAACTTTGTATTAGAAGCAACTATATGCCCTGCCATATTTCTAACTATTCTTGATCTATCTAAAACTAATCCAAATACTTTAGAAGGCTGTAACAATAGGAATGTAATTAACATTCCAAAAGGAAAATAACTACCTCTTCTCCAGGTAGCTTCTATTGGGCTTACATCGCCGAATACAAAGTCTCCGCCGTAAGTTTGTATTATTCCGCCATTTGCAGTTTTCGAAGAAATAGGGTCAACTAAATTTCCAGACTCGTCAACCGGCAAGTGGTTCATTAAGAAAGGTTTTGCAAATTGAGATAGTGTTATTGGCGGAACTCCTGGTTCTTTTAATAAACCATTAGCAATATCTTGCCACATTGGTATATTGTCACTAGTATAAGGAGCAGGACCATACACACTAGTCCACCAAGTTGGTTCAATTGTTATTCCCAACATTTCCCATGGACGGATATTTGGCCTGTCAGTATCATAGATCCAACGATAAATTCCTCTCCAATAGCCCGGAGTTAGTCTACCGTCCGGGGCAGCATGCCCTGTATAGTTAAAAGTAAATGGGTTATTTCTATCATAATTTAAAGGCTTAGTAAAGTCACTACTAATTAAACTAGTCCATTTGTAAAACTGAGGAGCTAGTGTGTCATTAAATTCTTGTAAACTATAATCGGTGGTTCTATTGTAGCTTGGAATAAAATCAAAGATATTAAAAATTTCAGGATCGTATTTTACTTTAATATTGTTAAAAATTCTTTTTTCTAATTCTAAAATAAAGTTATCTCTAAAATCCCCGTATGCCAATACTTGACTACCGTCGTGTCCTTGTATCATCATAACTGGGTTAACCAAACTAGTATCAAGATATAATTTGGGTGTATACGCAGGCCAAATTCCTAACTTAGTCGGAGTAGATGGAACAAAACATCCGTCTGTAGAGTCGTATTCAACTGTAGTAATTACATCACCAGTTTCTAATGGTGTGTTATTACTAATATTGATCATAGCCAACGAAGAATCAAATGTATAATCTGCGCCGTGGACCATTTGAATACCATTACGATATACTAATACAGATTTATTTGATAATGTATCAAGAGTGAAAACATTAGATAACGGATAAGTTTTAATTCTATAATCAACAACTGTTAACTCTCGTTTAACAGATGCGCCGTATGGCACCATATCAGTAAAATAATATGGTCCAGTCTTTTGTTTATTTTGATTAAGGTGTTGTAAAATTGCATCCACTGATCCCGGAACATCTGTTACATCACTTGATAAATTCTTTATAGCTGAAATAAAATTTCTTTTAAATTTACCGTAATCATCTCTAGACTCCTCAATAGAACGGATTACATTGCTAGATGAATTTGTAATATGGTATATACTTAAACTTGCGGGGCCACTATGCTGGACAAATTTTGTTCCGTATTGAGAAATATTTCCTAAATCTCTTAAATTGCCAGCTCCTGGAAAAGTTCCAACAAACGTAACGCCTAAACTTCCGTCTAAATTATCAATAATAGAATTAGTATGATCTATAACTTCACCTAATGTAAAGTCTCCCATTAAACTATTTAAAGGATTGTTTTGTAAATTAATAGGAATTTCATAATAACCGTTATCATTAATAGGTTGAGATGCAAATGCTCTTATTGATAATAAATCAGTTGGTGATAAATCAGTAGTTAATACTAGTTGTTTATAAACTGCTCCTGAAATTATGTTCCATTGAGTTTTATCTAAACGTATACCATTTACATATACTCGAACAACAAGATCATCTAAATTTGAAATATCATCAAAAATGTCTATATCAAAATTATTAAGATTAGTAATGTCTTTATATACTCTAACGGCAGCTTGTGTATATACTGCATTAGATTTTTGCCAGCCGTTTACAAACGATATTTCTCTAGTTAGTGGAGAATAATCAACAAGATAACCGGTGTTTATTTTTACTGTAAAAATATCTGATGAAATTTTATATTCAAAAGAATCTAAGACAATATCAAAGTTAAAAACTATATCTCCAATATTGTTAATATTTTTATATGATAGTGCAAAACCTAAATTACTATCAGCAACTCCGGTTCCTTGTTTATAAGAAAACAATTTTGTCCCTATAAAAGAAGACCCAGGGTAAGTTGTTTTATCCCCAAAACTGATACCATTGTCGTCTACTATGTCAAACAATGGGGGTTGGTTTGTTGTTAATTTTTGCTGTGTAACATTCCAAACAGATCCATCAAACCAATATGATTTTCCTTGATTTGATTGTCCATTTTTAACCAATACAACACTATTTTCCACTGGCATAGAATCTAACACTAAATGTATTTGATACTGCGGGTGGCCAGATATAGAAATGTGTTTTACATCAACTATTTCAACTCTGTATATATTGTTTGCAACTGTTGAATCAGTGTCTGCTGTAAATAAAATTCGCTGTCCCTGTGCCAACGCTATTCCGTCTACGTTATATCCCGTTGATCCTTCAATAGTTGAAAATACATCTGTTGTAAAATCATCAATTAGATCAACATCCTGGAGAGCATGTGTTCCAAAATTATAAAGTTTTAACCCGGCCTCAAACTCAATAATAGGACGCTTGGCTCTAGCAGTTTGATCTAGAGATGCTACATTACCATTAAGTGTTGCGCTGGTATTAATAACATCTTTATGGAACCAACGATTATAGCGAGTCCAAGGATTTAAATCAACACTTGCACGATTTATTACATGATAATCGATTGCAGTTGCTAATGCAGTTGCATCACTAAATGGCAATGAATCAAAATTATCACTATCAAATAATACAGATTCAGATGTAGTATAACGACTAATTAAATCAAGGTCTGATGCTTTAATTAATTGAATAGATGAACCAACACCTTCAACATAATATTGTCCAGTAGAATAAGAAACAGGTGTAACATTTCCAATAAATTGCAATTTCATTCCGTTGCTTAATTGCTCACCGTTGCTCATTTTGTAAAATTGTTTTCCAACAATATCAGACCCTACATCTAAGAATGTGTTTTCAGTTATTGATAATATTTGGAATACACCACCAAAATCGATATTTGTTTCGCTGACATAATACAAAATGTCAGGTGCATTATAAGGAATAGTAATTGTTAATTTTCCAGACTCAATTGCCGCTTGTGTAAATTCAGGAGTAGTGTATCTATTCAATCCACCTGGAGTTCTCAATGTCTTAATACTAAAAGGATTACCCGGACTAGTGATATCGAATGTATATGTCTGCCCTCGATATAGTTTTAAAGTAGGATTAGGTGTTAAGCCGTCAGGCGTAAATACAAAATCATATCCAAACTGATTCGGGTCTAATCTAACTGTATATGTGCTAGTGATAGCTTCTTGTTGTCCTGCTACTGTAATAACATCAGGTCCTGATGGTAACCAATAATAATTTTGAAAATTGACAAACTTATCCCAATCAATATGCGGATCCCAAGAATAAAATTCTTGTTTGTTTAATCTTGAATGGTTGTCAGTATTGCCGCCAAAGACATTAATTTGATTTATGTAATCAATGTAATCTTTAAAAAATGTATTATTACCTAGCTTATCAGTAACAGTGATTGCAGGTTCAAGTTGATAATTTTCTCGTTGATTAGTTACTGCTTGAATGTAAACATCTTTTCTAGAAGCAGATTTAGCAGTCTTACGTCCTATATATCCACTAACTTTAGTAACTGACCCGGGTTGAACAAGTTGGTCAACAGTGGCTTGTGTAAATTTTTTATTAGCAGGTGTTTGATAAAAATTTGGTAAAAAATTATAACTGCTTGATCGGTCTGGAGTTGTGCTATCAGCCATTAGTTGCTCCGTATGATGAACTTGTTATGTTTTGTTGTGTGATTGATGAATTTAAAATGTTACCTGGCACTGAGTTTAATGTGTTAGAAGTTAGTCCTGAAACTACAAATATATTGTCTACTGTTGCTCCGTTAATTACTAATTCGTTATCTGCTGATTTAATTTCATACAAGCTACCGAAATATGATGTCGTTAATACTGGAACAATAACAAAGCTAACAATATAAGGAGATAATTGAGTAACAACATAAGTTGCTAATTCTGTAAAATAGAATGTATCTCCAAAATCCCAATTATTTAAAGCAAAAAATCTATTCATGGCAGACAATACACCTGCTTGTATTTCATTATCGCTGATTACTTGGCTAGGATTTTTAACTACTTTAAAATTAGCTTGAAGTTCAGAAACAGCATTTGCACCGAACAATATCTTATAAACTACTGGATGGTATATTACTTCGTCTGATATTGATTTAATTAAATTTAAAGTTGGTGAAATTGCATTATATAATTCGTCAGAGCTCGGTGGCAATGGTTTAGAAATATTTGCACCAGATATCCAATTTCTAAATTGAGTATCATACCCAACTGTAAGAACATAAATGTCAATAATATTGCTTGGTCCTGGATCTACTCTTGATTCATAATCAGCACTATGAGTGTATTGGAATTTAAGGTTGTCACGACCAACATATAGTTTATAATCTAAACTTAAATTCAAAGTTGATGTTGTTAAATTTAATTGCTTAACAACGCCAGTATCAACAAAATAAAAATACTGCCCGTCATTATATTGTGTTAAAGATCCTACTGAATTCTCATTAGGCAAAATAATAACTAGCTGACTGCTATTATCTACATATTTGTAATCTTCTTGGCCTAAAGAAATAAAATATTTTTGTTCTACAATATATTTTTTCTGTAAAATTGTTTGGTCAGTTTCTCCGATTGCTGGAGGATTTACAATATTTAAAAACAATTCAGGATTGTCTACAATCCCACTGTTAGTAGTGTCAGCAAATGTTATTACTAATTTTTTGCTATCAATATATCCGTCTTTTCCTGTAAACTCACTAACTACATCCCATAGTAAATCTGTTGTAAAAGGAATCGTGTTATCAGGAACTGTATTAATATTTAGAATATTGATATTGTCAGTTACTACTTTATCTGTATTACTGTCATAAATTTTATTGCTAGAATCATAATAAAAACTAATCTGACTATCGCTTTCAAAGATATAGCGTTGTTGTCTGCTTGTAATTGTATAATATTCGTTGTTAGTAGTAAAGAGTAAAAACCAACTTGCATCTTGTTGTTGGTTAGTAGTATCTCCTTGTTTACTTAAACTAAAAGAAGACGATATATTAAGATTTGATTCAAAAATAATTTGCCAAGATTGTGTAACAATGTTGTAACGTAACCCGAAAGGTTTATTAGAAAATATCAAATCAATCATAGTAGTAATAACACTACTATCAATTACAGTTCGCCATTTAGGAAGTATTTCAGATATAACCGATCCTGTTGGGATTGAAGTATTAAAAGAAATTGGTCCTAACCCGGTTGATAAAGTTCCGGTGCCGCTAGCAGTTCCATCATTAACAACTGATACAACTTGAGCCCATATAAACGATACACCACCTTCTGGTATTGTGTAGCTGTATGACGTTAACTTGTTTGAATTAGTTTTATCAAAATAATAACCATTAGGTGCAACAAATTTAATTAAAGATCCAGTAGTAACATATTGTAAATTATTAGAAGTAAAAGATCCTACTTTATAAACAATGCTATTCGTATCAGTAATATATCCTGTTGACAATCCTGTTTCATTAGTAACAGATTTCCAAGTTACTGCTAGACTATTAGAAATTTGAGTTAAAAAATTTGAATAATAAAAGTTTCTTACATTATATAATTTTAGAATAGGAAATACTATATTGTAAATTATTCCTTCTATATCAGTTTGTGTTGCATAAGAAAATGTAGTTTGATTTGTAAAGTTTTCTTGATATATAACACCGTCTGTTGCAAATAAATTTGTAGCACTATATTTTCCTGTAGGATCTGTTAAATCAAAATAACGACTAATACCACTACTTGTTCGATTGACTGCTTTTACTTTTGCTACTTCATTTGAAACTGTTAGGGGACTTATGTTATAATCTTCCCCTGTAATCATTCTATTTTGTGTATAGTATACTTGTGGAGCATTTGTCTTTATACTAGTGTTTGATTCGGTAGGGCCAGAATTTGAAACAGATAGTTGTAAAGATAATGTAATAGATAATGTTTCAATATTGTTAGTTCTAGACAAGTATAACACATCAATCGTAATACTTCTAAAGTCAGTAGGATTGATTGTATAAGTTAGTCCGTTACTAGTTCTATAGTAAACTCTAAAATTACCAAGAGGTAAGTTTCCAAATGTTCCGTCACTAAAATTAATACTAATTCTGTCTCCAGCTCTAGAAACAACTTGATATATATTTTTAATATTTTTATTTAGGCTGTTGTAAATGATATTATTGCCAGCCAAAGACGGAACTTGTGTCCATATATTGTTTTCTAATCCTGTTGAGTCAAGACTGTATAGCCAGACATCTGTATTGTTAATGTTAGTAACATCAATATTAACAGATTCGCTTGTGCTAGGTTGGCTAATACCAAACGTTCCTTGATTTAATGTGCCTTGTGTAAAGTTTAAAAAGAATCCAGAATTTGCAGACCCAGCTCCTTTGCCATCGTCTCTATATACAAATCCTAAATGATTTCCTAATAGTGGAGGTTCTTCATAGATAAAATCTTGTCCGCTAAAAGTTGTGCTGGTAATTTCAAAGTCCATGCTTGTTCCAGCAACAGTTTTAGTAAAATTATATACAGGAACATCTGTATTTGAAGCCTGGAATCGATACTGTTGTGTAGCAATACCGTAAATTGTTGCAGTATTTGTAGGATTTCCAAATTGCTGTGTATCAGGAACCGCCGCATTGATTATACGAATAAACTGATCGTTCCAACTTAAATTTGCACTGTCATTCCATGTAATTGTTTGCCCAGTTAAATCTCTTCCATTGCTATCTATAACACTTTCTGTTGTAGATACTGACGTAAATTTTAAAAGACCTTTAGCTGAAGTATTTCTATTAGCATTATAACTAATCATACGTGCTAAACGTAAAATACTATCTCTACGTTCTGCAAGTTCTAGGAAGTTTTCACGGGCATTTAAGTCAACACGGAAAGCTATGCTTTGACCAACATAAGCAATTACATCTATTAGAGCTAGGTATTCCGAACTTTCAATATAATCGTTAAAATCTTCAGGATAATTATTTCGAATATACTCAATCATAGTTCTACGAAGATTATTAAAATCGTAGCTAGTAAAGTCAGCATTTTTAAAAGACTGGTAGATTTTTTGCCAATTTTGGGCAACTAATAAATTATTTTGTCTATCTGTTGAGCTCATGAATATATCCTAGTATCAGTATTTATTGAATATTATTAAGTGGGTATTTTATCAAGCGGTCAACAATCCGTTCGTTTGATCAAATCTTAACTGAAGTGCTTGCTGTATGTTATAAGGACGATATACTAACATACATTGAATCTGTATACCAGTATCGTAAGCTGTTACAATAACTTCGCTAGCACTAACTCTTGGATCATAATTAATGATTGCATTTACATTTTGTGTAATTGTATACTTAACTTCGTCGGTTAAAGGTTCAAACAGCAGGTCCCATATTACTGTTCCAAACTCTGGATTCATTAATCTTTCACCTCGGCGTATATTAAACAAATTAATTAAATCCTGCTTGATTAATTCAAAATCGAACAATTTAAAATTTTCAGCATTTTTGTTTATTGAGCTGAACCCAACATACGTTTGAGACGGAATAGGAGAAGTTGAACTTTCTCCTGTTAGTGTGATTTTATTATATAAATTAACTTTTGACGGCATAATTAAGGTCCTTGAGAAGTATCAACGGCGGCAGGTGGTGGCGGATTAAATGTATCATACGGAGTAGAATACGTAGCAAATGCATCAGGAACTTCAATATCATCTTGCGAATTTATGTCAGTTTTATCAGATGTAAAGAATGTAGGATCCAAATTTTCGTGGCCTGGCCAAGGTTCTGTTCCCGGAACACGCTGAAGAATACTGTCTAAAGTATTAGATTGATCTGTTGGATTTTTATGAGTAGGAATAGCATCTGGCTTTGATGCTTTTCCTGCTTTATCAGCCGCTGGGCCGTTCATATGTATTTTATCAGCGGTTTCAACGTGGTTGCCACCGCTATTAATATTTGTATTTCCGCCGGCAGTAAAGTTATTGTCAGTGCTAGTATTTAAATTATAAGACCCGCCAACTGTCATTGCGGTATCATCACCATAAGTAATATCCATAGTTCCATCTATTTCAATTTGACCAAGTCCGCCTACTTTTAAGTGATAGTCTCCGCCAATTTGTGTTGTGCTATATCCACCAGTTTTTAAATTAAAATTGCGTCCTGCTTCTAAATTAATGTCTCGATCAGCTCTAATGTTTAGATCATTACCAGTATGTATACTAATGCTGTCTTGAGCATATATGTCTATTTTACCGTTGCTGGTTAGTTCTACCCATGCAGTTCCTCTACTATTAGTAATATAAATTAAATCTTCACTGTTGTGTAGTAAAATTTGATGACCAGTTCTTGTTCGAATACGAACTAATTCGTTATGGGGAATAGTAACATCACCTGTTGCTGACGTATCATCAAAGGCCACATAAGTAGGAGGAGCTTTTCCTGCCTTATCAGTTCTTAAAAATTTAGGATCGCCGTCATCCATTACAAATGTTGTGCCGCCTAGTCTGCTGACCCAAGTTTCTTTTTTGTTCGGCGCTTGACCAACTTTACCTCTTAGGGCTTTTGGATTTGTTCCATTGTTATAGTTTTCAGGTCTTTTATCAATTGGTCCTGGAGTGCTGATTCCAAATACTGTGCTAGGAACTTCTCGTCTAGCACTACTAGAAGTAATTCCTCTTATATCGTCAAACAACAATCCTTGATTATCAAGTGTATCTGCTAACAAATGTCGAGGTTTAGTAATTTTATTTGCATCTATATTAGCTCTGTCTGGAACTTTACTATTGTATTCTGCAACAGGAACTCTTGTGCTATTACCGTCTGTAACTGCTTCTGTAGCGGCAATACCTGGAACCATAAAGTTCCTTCCATCTTCATACGGAACTCCGCCAAGCCAATATCCTTTACCAGAGTTACCTCCAATAAAAATTACAAGAACTACAGAACCAACGTCCGGTGGAACAAACCACATACCATACGACTTTACTGTATTGTTATAATCATCTGGATCAGCTACAGTTGCCGCGTGATTAGTATTTCCCCAAAATGGAGAAATCATTCTTACTGGGATTGTTTGACCTGGAGAATTTTCGTTATCATCGCCTGCATCGTCGTGTAGTAACTCTACATCAAGTATGCCCATGTTATCAGAGTCGCCGTGGCCAACTACTCGTGCTAGCAACGGATGTTGAGGTAACGATGGTTGCCCTTCTCCTAAATTTTCAAGTTGTATTCCCATTACATATATCCTTTAGCCTTTAGTTTGATCAGTTGATTGTGCCGCAGATGCTTGCTGTTCAGCTGCCTGTTGCGCTTTTTCTTTTGCGGCGGCTCTTTGTGCTATTATTGCATCTCTAGCCTGTAATGGAGACAATTGTCCACTCGCTAAGGCAGCTGAAATGCCCACAGCGGAAGTTGGGGTTCCTCCTCCACCTGCGGCAGCTCCAGATGGACTAGCAGTTGCAGTATTAGATCCAGTAGGAGCAAGGCTTGCACTATTCATATTACCTATTCCAGTTTTTGCAGTAGGTAGAGCATCTTTATTTGATGCGCCTTGCAAGTCTTGTTGTTTTCTACGATATCCTTCGATACTTTGTAAAAATTTACCATCTTTAAATGTGCTTACTAAATTTACAAGTTTAAAAAGTCCACTAAACTGATTTAAAATTTTTGTATTTCCAAAATTATACAATCCAGTTGATTGGTTTATGTCAAGAGGTGTCCTAAAATTAATTACTATATCAACTTCGCTATCTTGATAATTTATGTCACCGCCCTTAGTTATATTAATTGTCTGTGCCGAATCTGTAAAATTACCCATTCCGCTGTTGGCAATATAGTAAGGGTCTCCAATAATTTCCATTGTAATATTTTGTAAATCCGAACCGTCTATTAGAGCTTCATGCCATTCTCTAGCGACCTTAGTTTCAACTGTGTCACCGCGTGAACCTGTATGTTTGTCTGTTGAAAAACTGTTAGCACTGTAGCTAGTTTGACCCGGAATAGAATTTACTGGTGTTTGCCCGCCTTTTGGAATTATAACTGAATTTGTTTTTTTATTCTTATCATTATCTTCAGACGCTATTTCACTTTTAGTCTTAGCATCGCCTGATTTATTTCCTAAATCAGAAGAACCCATTTGAAACCAGCTTTGATTCATTACAAAATCAAATTTTAAAATATCTACATTTTTTCCAGAATAGATGTAGTCATATACTTTAGCCACTTGTTTTTTAAGGGCGGCAATGCCCGGCGGTGGCGTGCCTGGTGCTATTAGTTTACTAGCATGCACTTTATAAGGCACTACTCGATATACAACTAATTTAGGAACTGTTCCAGTTATAGGATTTCCACTTTTATCAGTAGAATGATATACTTGAACATCTATCCTCCACCAAGGTCTAAATCCGTTTACATCAGGTGGTTGATTTAGTGCATCTGTTGCATATTTGCTTCTAAGTAGAACTTGATTTATTACGTGGACAACTGTCAAGTTTTTTGTAAACTTCATGTCAACATATCCAGGTGTAGCTACCACTTTACTCTGCACATAATTACCTGCACTGTCTAACATTTTATCAGTGCTAACTATTGGTTTATCTTTAGCATTAAGTAAATCACTATAGTTCATTGTTGATTTGCCTAATACATTTGTTGCGCCTGTTCCTTGTATTAGTGTCTTAGTTGCAGTGTCTCTTGAAACGCCTAACTGTTGAAACAGAGTAGGATCATTGATTAAAGCCTTAGGATCAATAGTAGCACCAGTTTTATCTTCTTTTGTAGAATTCGCACCGGCAGTTCCTAATAGTGCTCCAGATGCACTTGATGCAACATTAGCTGGAAATAGAATTAATATTTCATCTTGGACTGATGTTCCTTTTTCTTTTTTCTGTTCTGACAATCTAGAATTTAACACAGTTTGTAAACTTCTCTGGCCAGTTTGTAATATTTCTTGAACTGTTTTTCCTGTTATTGTTGCTGTTGATTTTAATTGGTTATATTCAGTTGTGAGGCCATGGCTGTTATACACATATCCTTCACAGGCATAATGAGCTCCTGCCGCAGTTACTCTCATTTCCATTTTATTGAATCGAATAGGAATAAATTTTTTAGTATTCGGTATTTGCCCCATTTGTCCGTTTTGGTGAACTCCGTAAAATTCTATCATGAGTAGATAAGGAGCTTCAGTATAATTGCTATAACCTTGCTGATATGCGGCTTGTTGGCAAACACTAAGAAATTCTCCCATGCTGTATGGTTCAATTATTGAAAATTCAACATTTGTTGTATTAGTATTACCTGAAGATTTTTGAAATCCGTATTGCCCGTTAACTTTTAAACTTTCAAGATAAAATTCATTTTTACCCCAAGCAGAGTTTATTCGATTGTTCGGGTCTATGCTACCGCTTTTAAAAATTAATGGAGGAAGTTTGCCTCTAAGATATGACGTTAATGGAAAGTTATAACTTTTAGTATCTAAGCATCCTAATGAAATAACATAATTGTAAGAAGCATAATCGTGTAGAGGATTAGGAATTTGTTGTGCCGCACCCTGACCAAAATTACTGCCTATTGCGCCTAGTAATTTTGTTACACCTCCCACTACACTACCAATTGCTCCGCTTACTGCATCAGCGGCAGAACTTACAGCATTTCCTACTGATGTTGCCGCATCACTAACTGCTCCTGAAATACTAGAAGCTGGCGACGAATCAGTTACAGTAGTTACATCTGTAGCATTAGATGCAGTTGTTGCACCATCTGTTGAAGTTGCTAGTGTGGATCCATCATCAAATGTTTGAATACTAGATCCATCATCAAATACTTGTATTCCCATTATATCCCTAATACTTTTGTTAGACTACTTTTTTTGCAAAGATATATTTGTGTTCCGGCAGTAAAATCAAAAATAGGATCTTGCAAAACATCTAAATTTCGTTGTGCAAACACCCACCATAGTTCCGGAGTTCCATATAATGCATAAGATAATAAATCTGGTCTATAAGCAAATTTAGGTTCTATAGTATACAAGTAATCATCTTGTTCAGAGCTAACAGGACGTATGGCTAGTAACCCAAGATATCCGTTAACTATAGGAGTTTGCGACCAAGGACTAAGATCATTGTATGATGCTTGCATGATTAAATGTATCCAAATGATTGATTAACATATCCACCTTGAACAAATCTATCAAGGCTAAATGTCTTAACACTGTTTCTGCTATACATCGGCTGTAGTGTTACTGTAAATTCACTCTTTGTCGGAACATAAGCAACTCCGGCGCTTGTAGTTCCGCCTAAACCAAATGTGCCGGCTAGTTGTGAAATCTGCCCAACTGTTCCAGCAATGTTACTTATCGTGCTAGTAATACCACTTAGATCAGGAAAGGCTCCGCCAACTAAACTAGCAAGGCCACCAACACTATCAGTGACTCCTGTTACTGCGCCGGCAGCACTGCCTACAACATTGCACCCAATGTAATCACAATCTTTAGCCAGTGTTGTAGTAAAATTAGTCATTACAACAGGAATATTTTTAAACACATAATTTCCGTAACCATTTAACATAACAATAGGAGGAGGATTACCTGCTTTAGGGTCGCTAGACATAAACATTTTTGTTACTGATCTGCAATAGTGCAAGGCAGCAATCCAATACAATGCTTGGTTAGGATCTTCGACATTCATTGGCGCAGTAATTTGAATAGTTCCGGGATCGCTATTCTCATAAGCATGAAATGGATAATTATTGTGCGTAGTTGCTATTGGGGAATACTTTGCACTTTGATTTATTGTAATTGCAGGTGTGTAAGGAAATACAAACCCGCCGGCATCTTTTAAAGGTGCCAACACTGGGCTATTTTGAAAAGCGGGCCACGCAGGTAGACTCAATCTAACACGCCAATCATTGCTATTTGTATCACTACTAAACAAGGAGATTGCGCTCACTACATCGCCGACTACTTCGCCGGCTGCTGGAAAATTACCTGAAGTTAAATTATCAACTAGACCACCGATGCCACCACCGTTGGCAAAATTGTTTATAGCACCAAAGGTAGAAGATACTGCCCCAATTGTGCTTGTAATACCTTGTCCGCTGTCGAATAATCCCATAATATTGTCCTTTTGGTATAATATTTAGTTGACTTTTTAATGTGCGTAGTTTATAATTACTGATCAAAGGACCCTTAAGGATGACATTACCAACCAAAGTAAACTATCTAAACAACAAAGATATGTTGTTAGAAATACACAGAAGCAAGAGTTCATATTGTAGTTTTGTAGATCCATCTTATCATCAATATGACATTATTTTACCCAATATAGATAAGATCAATATACGTAGTATTGCAGAAGCTAAACGAAATAAAGCTAAAAGATTAGGCGATGCAGAATATGCTAGACGCAAAGCCGCTGGAGAAAAAGTTAAACAAGCAGACTGTGAAGTTGATTATAAAAAGATAACCAAAGACGAGCTTATTTTTAGAATTATGAGCTACGATCATATTCCATTAAACGGTGTCCGAAAAAAGAATCCAAAAACAATAGCCGACGGTCGCGACAAAGTAAACTTCCCGCCTTTTCAACATTGGAAATTTAACGAAAATGACGAACTAATATGTGTTGGAAAAAGCCATTGGAAGGGCGATTTAGTCAAAGGACATTTTGACAAAGATGCTGGTCAAATTACTCCAACCCTAGCCCGCATGATGATTAAACTGTGCGAACGTTACGCCACACGAGGTAACGTCCGTGGTTACACATATAACGATGAAATGAAAGGGCAGGCTATCTTGCAGTTAACACAAATTGGATTACAATTTGATGAAAGTAAATCAGATAATCCATTTGCTTATTTTACAGCCGCAGTTACTAATAGTTTTGTCCGTGTTATTAATTTAGAAAAACGTAATCAAAATATCCGTGATGACATTTTAGAAATGAATGGTATGAACCCAAGTTACAGTAGAACCGGCGCAGGTGAACATGCGGCGGCTATGAAACGTGCTAATGAGGACACAAGTAGTGAGTAATTTATTTAAAAAAGTAGCCTGCTTTACAGACATCCATTTTGGTCTTAAAAGTAACAGCAACACACATAACCAAGACTGCGAGGACTTTGTAGATTGGTATATTGCAAAAGCCAAGGAGGAAGGATGTGATACAGGAATTTTTATGGGCGATTGGCACCACAATCGCAATAGTCTCAATATTACTACTATGGATTATAGCCTTAGGGCTTTGGAAAAGCTGGGGCAGGCGTTTGATAATTTTTACTTTTTTCCTGGCAACCACGATCTTTATTATAAAGATAAACGGGACATTCATTCAGTCGAGTTTGGCAAGTATATTCCCGGGATTACAGTTGTCCACGAACCGACTACCATTGGAGATGTCACACTCTGTCCATGGCTTGTAGGCGAAGAATGGAAGTCAGTAGCTAAAAAAGGTGGCAAGTATATCTTTGGTCACTTTGAATTGCCCAGCTTTTTTATGAACGCCATGGTGCAGATGCCAGACCATGGAGAGATCCAACTTAGTAGTTTTAAAAATTATGAACTTGGATTTAGCGGGCACTTTCATAAACGCCAACAAAAAGGCAACATGATCTATATTGGTAATGCATTTCCGCACAACTACGCAGATGCATGGGACGATGAACGTGGTATGATGGTGTTGGAATGGGGAGGAACTCCCGAGTATTTCAGTTGGCCAAAACAACCTACATTCCGAACTGTTAAACTTAGTCAGCTTATCGATGAAGCAGACTCAATAATCTTGCCCAAGCAACATTTACGTGTTACACTAGACATTGATATTAGTTACGAAGAAGCTACTTTTATCAAAGAAAAGTTTATTGCAGATTATGATATTCGAGAGCTAACACTTATTGCTGAAAAGAAAGATGTAGAAATCAATACTAATATTGATATCCAATCATTTGAAAGTGTAGATCAAATCGTTAGCAATCAGATTATTAATATTGATAGCGACACATACGACAAAAATACCCTGTTGGAAATTTATAATAATTTATGATCAATTTAAAAGAATTAACAGTTAAAAATTTTATGAGCGTGGGTAACCAAACTCAAGCTGTAAACTTTGCAACAGAAAATCTTACGCTGGTTTTAGGTGAAAATATCGACCAAGGTGGTGACGACGGTGGCAGTAGAAATGGCACTGGTAAAACTACTATTGTAAATGCTTTAAGTTTTGCACTATTTGGTAATGCACTTACTAACATTAAAAAAGATAATCTTGTTAATAAAGTTAACAATAAAGGAATGTTAGTTACACTGGCTTTTGAAAAGAACGGTGTAGATTATCGTCTTGAGCGTGGTCGTAAACCTAATATTCTAAAATTCTATGTTAATGATGTTGAGCAAGAAACTGACGAAACAGATGACGCTCAAGGCGACATGCGTGAAACTCAAAAAGATATCGACGATCTATTAGAAATGTCACATGACATGTTTAAGCACATTGTTGCCTTAAACACTTATACTGAACCGTTCCTAAGTATGCGGGCTAATGACCAACGTGTTATTATTGAACAGTTGTTGGGTATTACACTATTAAGTGAAAAAGCAGAAGCACTTAAAGAGCAAATTAAACGTAGCAAAGAAGATATCATGCAGGAAACTGCCAATATTGAAGCTACTAAAAAAGCTAACGAAGGTATTCAAAAGAGTATTGATGCACTTCTTACAAGACAGTTAGCTTGGAAAAATCAACATAGACAAGAATTAGAAAAAATTGGCAAAGCTATTGTCGAATTAGAAAATGTTGATATCGAAGCAGAACTTGCAAAACATGTAGAAATTAAAGAATACGACGAAAAGGCTTCTAAGCTCAAGAGCTTGAATAAAGAACGAGCGACGCTAGAAGCGGCGATAGCGCAAGCGGAAAAAACAGAAAAAAAATATGCGGCTGAACTAGCAAGTCTTGCTAATAAAAAATGTCACGCTTGCGAGCAAGAGCTTCACGATCATAAGCACGAAGAAATGACTGCTACCGCAGAAGAAAATTTATTAGAAGCTAACAAGTATCACGAAAAAATTAAAGCAGATTTAGAAAAAATTCTTACTGAAGTAACTGCTGTAGGTGAGCTTACAGCTCGTCCAGCTACTTATTACGACACAGTAGAAGAGGCACTTAAACATCAAAATAATCTTAAGACTTTAGAAAATCAATTAAACACTAAGGCAGTAGAAACAGATCAATATGAAGAACAAATTGAAGATCTACGAATGACTGCTATGCAGACTATTTCGTGGGATCATGTTAATAATTTGAACTTGCTTAAAGATCATCAAGAGTTTTTGTTAAAATTATTAACATCAAAAGACAGTTTTATTCGCAAGAAGATTATAGATCAAAACCTAGCTTACTTGAACAACAGATTAACTTATTATCTGGACAAAATGGGATTACCACACCAGGTAACATTCCTAAATGATCTTACTGTAGAAATTACTCAGCTAGGGCAAGACTTAGATTTTGATAACCTAAGTCGAGGCGAACGAAACAGACTTATCCTTGGACTATCTTGGGCTTTCCGTGATGTATGGGAAAGTCTATATCAAAGTATTAACTTATTGTTTATTGACGAGCTTATTGATAATGGCTTAGATGCCGCAGGCGTAGAAGGCGCACTGGCTGTGCTTAAAAAGATGAGCCGTGAACGTAACAAGAATATATTCTTAATCAGTCACAAAGATGAATTAATCGGTCGTGTAAACAATGTTTTAAAAGTTATTAAAGAAAATGGTTATACAAGTTACGCTACAGATTTAGAGGTAGTGGATTGAAAGAAAAAGATGAAGTCATTCATGCTGAACTATTGAGATTGTTTCGAAAGTATTTCGAAGAAAATCAAAATTGGATCAACAATGACACGTATGCTAGCACTATTAGGATACGTCATCTTCTAACGGATATCAGGCATGCTTGCACCGCAAGGCGCAAGGACATTAGGCTCTGGCAAATAGAAAAAAGGCAACAGTTAGACGAACGAAAAGAGCGGCGTGCCGCTCAAAAAGGCAAGGGTAAGGAAAATAATTAACTACATAGTTAATGT